TGTACAACAGCACACGCCAAGCAATTGAAAAATTAGACTATGCTGGCGGCGGCGCAAACATTCCAGTAGGAACACTGTTTGTTGAAACTGACCCTGACCACTATGGAATTAATGGCGGTAGTACAGCTACAGTAGAATTCAAAGTATGGCGTCGTGGTGTAGTTGCTCCAACAATCATTACCAGTACAGCCGCTACAACTGCAACAGTTAATTCTAGCAACACATTCTTAATAAGAGAAACATTGGCCAGCTCAAATGCATGGGGCAATGAAGTTGCTATTACTATTCCTGCTAGCTCAAGTGTTCCTGTAGCACAATTGATTGCTGATGCAATTAATGTGTCTTCATTGGTTAATGTTCGTGCAAGCTACGACACCAACACAAAACTATTGACCATTACTCATGCACTTGGTGGCGATTTTGAATTCAATGATGCAGGTGGAATATTTGAATCAAGTAACATCACTGCTTACAATTTCTCTACTAATTCAGGTACACCTAATTTGTACACAGCGCCAGTAAATGACGCTCTAGAATTTATTGCTACTGGATGGAAACCATTGGCCTACGAAGCATTACCAACAGCTCCTACAGTTAAACCAGCTGACGGAACATTATGGTATGACTCTGCTTTTGGCACAGTTGACATCATGTACAACAACGGCACACATTGGGTTGGTTACAAAAACGCTTTCCCAAATACAGACTCTAATGGTCCTATCATTTCAGCACTAGCACCAACTCAACAAGTTGGCGGACATAACGGTAACTACAGCCTACAAAACGGTGACATTTGGATCAGTACTGCCGACATGGAACAGTACGGAGCGTCTGTATATGTTTACAACGGCAATACCCTACAGTGGGTTTTACAAGATACTACAGATCACATCAGCCCTAATGGTTGGGTGTTCCATGATGCTCGTTGGAGCACAAATGGTTCTGCAACAACTCCTGCAAGTATTACAGATTTACTACACAGCAACTTTGTTGATCCAGATGTAATTGATCCTGAACTATATCCACAAGGTACACGCCTATGGAATCTACGTCGCTCAGGATTCAACATTAAGAAATATGTACAAAACTACATTAGTCTAACTGCTAATGGCGGGTTGAATGTTATGTACGGAAACGATTCATTAGCTTCATATAATCCAGATCGTTGGGTTAGTGTAAGCCCTAATGATTATAAAGGCCGTGGAACATTTGGTCGTCACGCACAAAGAGCTTTTGTTGTAAGCAAGATCAAAGCAATGATCGATACTAACCAAGCTATCCGTGACACTGACACATTGTTGTTTAATCTAGTTGCCGCACCTGGCTATCCAGAAGCAATCCAGAATATGGTTGCGTTCAACACAGACATTGGACAAACAGCATTTGTTGTAGGTGATACACCATTCCGTTTACCAGGTGATGCTACATCATTGAAAAACTGGGGAAGTAACGCTGTACTAGCCACAGACAACGGTGATCTTGGCGCAGTTAGCCATGACCCATATTTGGCCATGTTCTACCCAAGCGGTTATACAAATGACAACACTGGAAACAGTATTGTTGTTCCACCAAGCCACATGATGTTGCGTACAATTATCAACAGCGATGCTAAATCATATCCATGGTTTGCTCCTGCAGGTACACGCCGTGGTACAATTGACAACGCAAGTAGCGTAGGTTATATTGACGAACAAACAGGCGAGTTTATGACAGTCTCTTTATATGAAAGTATTAGAGATGTTATGGCACAGGTTAAGATTAACCCAATTGCTACAATGCAAGGTGTTGGCCTAGTTAACATGGGTCAATATACTCGTGCTCAACATGCATCAGCATTAGATCGTATCAATGTAGCAAGACTAATTGGCTATTTGCGTAGACAGTTAACTGTACTGGCTAAACCATTCTTATTTGAGCCAAATGATGCACAAACAAGAAATGAAATTAAAGCGGCCGCTGAGAGTCTGTTATTAGAACTAGTAGGTCAACGAGCTCTGTATGACTTTGTAGTAGTGTGTGATACAACAAATAACACACCTGCTAGAATTGATCGCAGTGAACTATGGCTTGATATTGCTATAGAACCAGTTAAGGCAGTAGAGTTTATCTATATTCCATTGCGTATTCTTAACACCGGCGCTATTGCTTCAGGCAATTTTGGGTCAACAGCGGCTTAATTAAATATTAAAGAATAAGGAGCATCAAATGCCAATTGCAAGTTTAAACAGATTTACAGTACCGTTAGCCAACAACCAAAGTTCTAACACACAAGGTCTGTTAATGCCGAAGTTGAAATATCGCTTCCGTGTTACATTAGATAACTTTGGAGTAGCAGGTAACCCAACAACAGAATTAACTAAACAAGTTATGAATGTTTCTAGACCAGAACTTAGTTTTGAAGAAATCAAGTTAGGTGTTTACAACAGTACAGTAAAACTAGCTGGTAAGCACAGTTTTGCTGATGCAAAATTAACATTGCGTGACGATGTTACTAATGCAGTTACCAAGAAAGTTGGCGAACAACTACAGAAACAATTTGACTTCTTTGAACAAAGCGGAGCGGCTTCTGGTATTGATTACAAATTCTTAATGAGAGTTGAAATCCTTGACGGCGGTAATGGAGCATTTACACCAACAGTATTAGAAGGATTCGAATTCCAAGGTTGCTGGATTAAAACTGTTACATATCAAGGTGGCGATTACACCAGCGCAACAGATCCAATGGATATCGCATTGACAATCTGTTATGATAATGCGCTACAAGTAGATGCAGCCGGTGCTTTACAAGGTCTAGGCGCAAGCGTAGGTCGTACAGTTCGTACACTAGCACTAGGTTAATAACCCACTAACATAAAAAGCCTGGCTTAAAACCCGGGCTTTTTCTTTGGCTAAATATTACTATGAGTAATGCCTTCACAAATTTCTTAGGCGGGGTAGTCAACGGCATCTTTGGTCCAGGACCTTTTTTACGAGACTACCAACACGCTAATCGCCTCTATGTACAAAATACCTATGCTAGAGCTCCTAAGCATGGTTTTTTATATTTTGTAGCATTTAACCTTAATCAAGGAGTTGTTGGCAATACACAATGGCTAGCAAGAAATGCCAACAGTGTAGGCTTGCTGGTTAAAAAAATTGATCTTCCTAAATTTGATATAACCACTGAGATGGTTAATCAATATAATAGAAAAACACAAGTTCAAACTTTGTTAAAGTATAATCCTATCAATGTTGAATTTCATGATGACAACAGCGATATTACCAATGGACTATGGACCAATTACTACAAATACTATTATCAAGACAGCAGTTACGGAGATACCAAAGCAGGTAAACTTAAAAAAGGTCTATTGCCTTCTACCTATATAGATACAAAATACGGGCCAATTGACAGTGCATATGGCTTTGACAATTATCAAACAATTCCATTTTTTGAAACTGTTGATATCTATGTAATGCACCAACAACAGTTTACACAAATTACATTGGTCAATCCATTGATTACATCATGGCAACATGATAGCCTAAATCAAGACGAAGGCAATAAAGTGTTGACCAATAAGATGACAATGGTTTTTGAAAATGTATTTTACAATTCAGGATACATACAAAAAGACACAGCGGCTGGCGCTTTTAGTGCGGTATACTACGACAAAACACCTAGTCCATTAAGCGTCGGCGGCAATGGCACAAACACACTATTTGGTGCAGGTGGGGTAATTGCTGGAGCCAACGGAGTATTAGGTAACCTAGCATCAGGAAATATTTTAGGAGCTGCCATTGGTGCAGTGACTACATTTAATAATGCTAAAAATTTAAATCTAAAACAGGAAGGCTACAGTATAGTCAACGGTGTACTGGGCAATATACAGGCCAATGGCAATCAACCTGGCGGCGTTGGGTCAGCACTGGTCAACGGAATAAATCAAAGCGGATTAGGTGTCTTGGGCAATGTGGGGATAAATTTATTCTCAGGTCAGAACTCAAGTGTTAACGGTAAGACACAGGCTACTCCATCAAATATTACAGGTCGCTAATCATGACAACAATTTACAATAATGTTCCACCAGTTGCGTCTATAGTCAATAAAGAATCCACACTACAGGCGTTTAGTGTTTATTCTACAAAACCTTTAGAATTAAGCACAAGTGTCTACACCGCTATTAAAAGTTTTTTTACTGAACGAGGCTTTGATACTACAGCGGCTGATTCAATTGCAGTAATTATTATTACGCAATCTAAAAAAGATGGTTACAATCCTATGGCTATCTTAGACACACTTAAAGGTCTAGACAATGTTGAAATTTCTGCTCTAATTGCAGAAATTTTAAACTACAACAGATTCAAAACAAGTGCATTAGGTTATACACGACAGTTTATTCCTAATCAAGAAGTATTAAGAAATGTCGTGGCATGAGTCTAAAGTTTAGTCAAGGAGTCTATACTCCTAAGAATCCAGAAAAATACATAGGATCAAAAACTCCGTTTTGTAGAAGTAGTTGGGAAACTACATTCTGCATGTTCTGTGATAACAATCCCAGTGTTCAAGAATGGGCCAGTGAGCCTGTTAAGATTCCCTATCGAGATCCGTTGACTGGTAAACATACTGTATATGTACCTGATTTTTTAATTTCCTATGTTGATAAAAATCTAAAGAAGCATGTTGAAATGATTGAGATTAAACCAGCCAATCAAATGCTACAGGAAAAAATTGGTAAAAATCCCTACAATCAAGCGCAGTTTGTTAAAAACCAAGCCAAGTGGGCCGCAGCCGCAGATTGGTGCAGAGGTCGAGGAATTCAATTTCGAGTAATAAACGAACACGATATTTTTCAGAATGGTAAGAAAAAATAATAAGTAAGAGTATGACTAAGAAATTAGAAGAATTATTAAACATCGAATCTAATGTAGAACCAGTAATTGCTCCTACACCAACTGCACCTGTACCTACAATTAGCCTAGAAGACAAACTAGAAGAATTTGACAAAATTGCCGCAGCCTTACCCCGTGTAAAAGGGCTAGGTGATATCAGCGATGCAGAGCTAGATGCACTAGCGGCAAAAGCAGAGCAAGCCTATGACGATCTAATGGATCTAGGTATGAATGTAGAAGCCCGTTATGGAGCCCGTATGTTTGAAGTTGCGGCCAACATGATGAATGCCGCTATACAGGCCAAAAGCAATAAAATTGACAAAAAGCTCAAAATGGTTGATCTACAATTAAAGAAACTGGCCATTGATAAGAAGCACGGGCAGGAAGGTGAAACCTTCGAAGGCGAAGGAGTTATTGTTACAGATCGCAATAGCATACTGGAAAAATTAAAGAATCTTAATAAATAATACACTATGAGAACATTCAAAGAATACCTATCTGAATCACTTTCCGCAAAGAAACACGAATTCCGTGTTAAAGTTGCAGGTGAATTTTCTGCTGAACAAGAAGCAAAATTACGCACTATGATGGATCGCTATCAAGTCGAAGCGTTTAAAAAAGTAGGTACTACTCCTATTCAAGATCTTCCTTTAGATTTTCCAGGAGTTAAAAACTGTGAAGTTCATATATACGAAGTCACTGTAGATTACCCAACAACACAACAAGAATTAACTGAATACCTAACACAGGGTCTAGCAGTTAATGGTCAACATTTAGTTGTTCGTCGTCCAGGCGAGCCATATGAAGAATATCAACACAAAGAACCTAAGCGTGAAGGTGCTTTGTTAAATGACCCAGATTACAAAGAAGCTGGTAGTCCAAAATTTGAAGACTACTATGGCGACAAATACAATTCAGGTTTTGTAAAAGAGTTGAATGACTTGTTAAAGCTAGAGCGTAAAGCTAGAGGCGAAGTTATTCCAGAAACTGCTCCTGCAAAATACAATACCGACACTCCTGCAGATACAAAAACTAATCTAGAGCAGGCACCAGACCCAAGGAAGAAATAACATGCAAATGATCGATGTATTAAAACGCCTAGCTGAACTAGATTCAACTAACCCAACTATTGTAAAAGAAAACTCAAACTTAGAAGAGTGCGGCCCAATGGGAATGATGGGCGGCATGGGACAATCACATACAC